AACTGCTACTGCTGGCTTTCTTATCTTCTTTTTAAGCTGTTCATACCTATCTCTAAAATATGGGTAGGAATCATCTTTATCAGCTAACATGAATTGAGTTGCTAATCCGAAAGGCGCAACCAATTTACACGCCTTATCGGAAATAACAAGTTCTTGTGATAGGTCAGTGATAATATCATCTGTGTCTGCAATACCTTCAAGATGTGCTATTTCAGATACAATAACGGTTAATAATAATAGTGTCTTTCCTAAATAATCAGAAGGCTCAATTACACCAGTCTTAGAAACTGAATCAATTAAACCCATCGTCAAATTAAATACTTCTGTACCTGTCATTTCTTCGCCCCCTTACATTGCTACAGTTCTAGATATCTCTATCCAAGTTGTACCGACATATATATACTTAAGGATAAATGTCTTAGCTGTTGTCGTGCCAGTAGCAAGCACACCATTGGCTTTAAAATTTGTATTGAATGTAATGTTAAAAGATGTAGTCCCGGATGTAGTGATAACAAAAGTACACTCTTGCCCTTGTTTGCCTGCGGATGCATTTAAAGTACATGCCCCAGTTGGAGTTAACGTTTTAATGGACCCATCCATCGTTACTGCTATTGTTCCAGTGGATGCTGGTAAAGGTGTTCCTGGACCTGAATCTTTAATATCAGACTTACAACCTAAAGCTAAGAACTCAGCTACGTCTGTTATTAGTGTCTGGAATATTGGCAAACTCTCATATTCTGCTTCACGAGCAGTTAAACTACTTACTTTGTTGTTTAAGAACTTAACCGTTCCCATTCCGTGATCTCCCATGGAGATTAATTTCAATGGAGTTTTATTTAGAACGCCACCCTTAATAAAGTCATTCCACTGGATATCAACGTCTGCACAGTCCTCAAGACAGATATCCCCTTGCCAGATTACACCAGTACCAGAAGGTGCAGACCACGCGCAATCTATAAATCTATTTTTATAAATATCAATTCGCTTATGCTGATTCGTTCCCCTTACCTGTAATGCTCTAAGATCTACAGCAGCCCAAGGCCATCCTTTTACTGTATTACCACTAATCTCCATATCTTCAATGGAATTGTTAGTAACACCAAGGATTGCCCCACAGTATAATGGGTCTAGCGAAGAAGCCATAACGTCAGCATAATTAATTCTCACGGTGATTGCAGCAGTTTCAGCTCCTGCAGTGAATGACCCGGCTGCAAAATACAATTTCTTCGGTTCAACAGCAGTAATATAAATTCCGGACTTATTGTTTCCTGCATTAACAGTACACCCAGCTATTAACACATAATCGCCAGCCATCAGGTCTTTGAAATCGTCGCCTGTTGTAGCTATGAAGTTAGTACCAAAAGTTATCTGATTAGCTAGTGATACATATTTTGTGTATGTAAACTCAACTATATTGTCTAATACTTTTATGTCTCTAAAGTAGCTAGCATCATAGTCTAATCCATCTCGTAGTTCAATAGCACTACCTGGTTTAAATCCACCACCGCCAAGATGAGATTGAGTATAGTTTTTAGAAATTTCTACATTTCTTGTAATTACACCGGGTTGTTTATGTGCTCCCCACAGGGATACACCAATTAACCCCTTATAAGCATTGTTTTTAGATATAACAACTTTTCCTCTATGCTCAGTATCATATTTAGCATACAAAGTAGGCCATTGTACATGTAGAACTCCATTTTTACATCGTGTAGAGTCGTTATCGGTAATTCTACATTTTGGAGAGTGAATCTCTACAGCGGTCTCTGGCATCCAATTAGAAATACCTTCTCTCTTAACCACAATGACTTCATTGCGATGATAAAGCACCTTCATGGCATCGAGATTAAATACGGATACATCATACACTGTATTTACATTTCGTTTGAAATATCCTCTACAATATTTCATCGTTACTTCATCACCATACCCATCAAAAGGATTGGTGATAATAGCAGTGATACCATATAAGTAAAAAGTACAGTGGTCAAATTCAATATCATAACAATTAGGTGCCCATAACATATGACAACCTTTATTTCCGTCGTTGGTTGGTAGAAAATCACCATCACCCCATTGATCAAAGGTTATTCTACTGATCCTGATTCCTCTTGCACCTTCGGCAATCTTTATCATTCTATGGTAAGGAGCTATCTCTTTAGTTATAAATCTTGTTCCCCAGGATCCTTCCCATATCATACCATCTGGTATAGTAATTGCCCCTGGAGTTATTAAATAAGTCTTTCCAGGGAATTTTATAGTAGCAATTCCGTTATCCACAGCGTATGCCATAGCATCTAAAATCTTTTGGGTGTCGTTAGTGACTCCATCACCTTTTGCACCAAATATTGCTAGATAAACTTTTATACTAACCACATAATCAACTTTACTTTGGGTTTCACTGGCCATTCCACGAGCAGTTACGTCTACCATATTAAAACACCGCCCTTCCCTTAATGCTTACATTATTATCAGTGATAGCGGTTAAATCCATAATTACATTTTCTAGGCCGGTAATATCAAATTGCCATGTTTCACCTGTACCTGTTGTGCTTACTGCCATTAATACCGGTGCTGCACTTATTCGTGTTCCTAATAAAGGTACTAGTGCTCCACTTGGGCCTTTTGAATAAAATGACACTGTTCTTCCGGTAGATGTTCCAAATATCTCTATTGTTAATGTCTTATATGCTCCAACTAAAAGAGGATCTCCATTTGAAGCTACTGTTGCCTCATCATGAAACACAACATCTTCTACGCCATTAAATACCATACTTATACCTCCTTAAGTAAAGGGGGGATAACCCCCCCTTTATCTTATTTTCTGTAAATTACAACTGCATCTGCAGCTGCAATTCTGCCAATAAATGTTGCGCTTGACGCTGCTGCTACTGCTGCTGAACCTACTAAAGTAACTCCACTTGCTGCTGCGGTCAATGTAGCCACATGAGTATTTGCTGCTAGATTAACAATAGTAAACTCAAATGTTGAACCTACGCTATATTGTGGCATTGCTGCAATAATCTCTGCACCTGTGCCTGTTGTTAATGCTCTTGCTGCTGTTGGTGTTTGAACAAAGATTGAGTTTGCTACAAGTTGAGCAGCTGTTAAAGTATTTGCTGCATCTGTTACCGCTACTACTGGCTTTACTTTATCTGCAGTTGCTTCACTTCTTGTAACAACATCTGAACCTGTTTCCGTTGCCGTATATGTAATAGATCTTGTTGCTCCAACGCCTGTTGCTTTAAATGAACTGTATTGAATATCCCACGTTTGCGTATCACCTGGATGTACTACTAATCCTGTTAATCCTCCTACTTCAATAATTACATCTCCGGCACCATTATTTAAAATTGACAACTTGTCTTGTGTCACTCCAAATGAAGTTACCAAACCTGTTGTTACCGCATTTACGGTTGCTGTTGATACTACTGGATATGCCATATCATATACCTCCTGAATATTAAAATAAGGGACAGAGGATTAATCCCCTGCCCCATGGTGAGTTGCAGTTACTTACTTTATGTTTTCTTTAATGCTATATCAAATTATGCAATCTTATGTGCATATAATGCATCTTTTTTAGCGTCAAGTACGAAACAATCGTAGATTTCTCTACCTTCTATTAACCAACCGCTTACTCCTGGAGGATTATCATGTGTCTTATAATCTTCTAGTTTCTTAGGTGCAGCTGAACATGAAGGATGCATTAAAATAAACGCATGGTTAGCTGGGAAATATGATGATGGTAATTTAATGATCCTAACATTATCAACTTCTCCAACTTGTCCGTTAATTAACATTTTTTGAGCCATGTCAGATGTTTTAATAAACGATGAGTCTTGTTTCAAAAAGTTATGGTATTTAGGTGTTACAAAACAGATTCTTCCTGTTACAGGAACCTTAGCTTCATCAAGAGCCTCTTGTGCATCTAAGAACTTTACATAAGCGTTTGATGCTGTTATTGCTACTGTAGCTGTTTTACCATTTGCTATTGCTGATGCCGACCAAACACCAATTCTATAGGTATCAATTTCAGGTACAACTACTTCTTTGATTTGTCTAGCCAATGATTTTCCAGCCATTTTGATCATCATTTGTTCGCCATGATTTCCGCGATCAATGGTGTATGTAAAGGATCTATCCTTGGATACTGTATAATCTTTTTTAGCGTCTCCAAGTTCTGCAGCTACACCATATCGTGAGGCTCCTGTTCTTACATAGTTGTTCATTGGAGCAGTATCTACGTTATAAACTGTAACCGTTGAAACGCCTGTCCAGTCATATTCTTTATTTAATCCGATGCCTTCTGTAAATGAATCGAGTGCAAACCTCTCATCAACTTTGTTACTGTATTTTGATGCTAAATTAATTGCCATAATTTATATCTCCTTTAATCGATAGAATTAAAGCCCTGTAAAAAATCATCTTCTGCAGCTACTTCTTGACTTCCATGAGCTGTAACACCTTTTACCGGGGCTTTCTGTTTATTGGTTTTGTTTTGTTCAAGGATCTTAATCCTCTCGTTTAATTTATTGTTTTCATTTTTTATGTACGCTGTTAAAAGGCTGTCACCGGACTTAACCATTTC